GCGCGCGAGGCCTTCAGTGGCCGCACGCCTGGGCCGCAGCTGGAGTCTTTGGGGGCGAAGCTGCTGGCTGAGTTCTCCAAGGCAGAGCAGGACCGCACCGAGACGGAAACGCGCTGGCTGCAGGATTTGCGGCAGTTCAAGGGCAAGTACGACCCGGACGTGCTGAGTGCGTTGGACCCCGAGCGCTCGCGTGTTTACGTGCGCAAGACCCGGGTGAAGGTGAAGACCGCCAACAGCCGGGTGGAAGATTTGCTGTTTCCTGCGGGCTCTGAGAAGAATTGGGAGGTGGATACCACCCCGATCCCGAGCGTGCCGCGTGAGATGCGTCAGTCGATCCTGCAGAACCTGGCGCAGATGGCGCAAGGCCAGCCGGTGACGCAAGAGATGGTAGAGAAGGAAGTGCTACGGGTGTGCAAGGAAGCCGCCAAGGGCATGGCTAAAGTCATTGACGACCAGCTGAACGAAACCCGCTACAAGCAGATTTGCAAGCAGGTGCTGCACTCTGGCCATTTGTATGGAACCGGTGTGCTCAAGGGGCCGCTGATCGAGCGCCGCATCCGCTCCAAGTTCATCCAGGAAAACGGCAAGTGGGTGGAGAAGACCGAGAGCTACGTGGTGCCGTTCATCGACTATGTGCCGGTGTGGCGTTTGTATCCTGACATGGAATCGACCACGCTGGATGACTGCCAGTTCATCTATGAGCGCCATCAGATGACCCGGCAAAAGCTGGTGGACCTGGCCAGCCGGAAGTCTTTCCGTGGCGCGATCATCAAGGAATACCTGCAGGCCAACCCGTTTGGCCAGGTGACCGTGAAGACCGTCGACACCGAGTTGAAAAACATCGGTGAACGCGACAGCAAGCAGGGCAACAACAACGGCGTCTATGAGGTGCTGGAGCGCTGGGGTTGGCTGAGTGGGTCTGAGCTCAAGGAATGCGGCGCCAAGGTGCCTGATGACCGGCTGGAAGAGAGTTTTTTCGGCAACGTGTGGCTGCTGCCCAACGGGGTGGTGATCAAGGCGGTGCTGAACCCGATCAACGGTGTGACCTGGCCGTACCACTTCTACTACTTCGACAAGGACGAGACATCGATCTTTGCCGAGGGTCTGGCCACGGTGATGCGCGATGACCAGACGACGATCAACAGCGCCAACCGGCTGATGTTGGACAACGCGGCGATCACCTCTGGGCCGATGCTGGAGATCACCAGCAGTCTGCTGTCAGGATACGACAAGAACAACGCTGGTGCTGCGCCGTGGCGTGTGTACAGCCGCAATGCATCCAGCCCTGGCACCCCAGCGGTGCGGGCGATTGAGCTGCCTTCGCGCCTGAATGAACTGGGCGGCCTGGCTGACCGGTTTGAGAACAATGCCGACGAGGTGAGTGCGATTCCGCGCTACATGACCGGCGAGAACGTGAGCCAAGGGGCTGCCGGGACTGCATCAGGCATGAGCATGCTGATGGGTGCGGCCAACATCATGATCAAGGATCTGGTGAGCTCCTGGGATGAGGGCATCACACGCTCGTTCATCCAGGGGATGTACCGCTGGAATATGCAGTTCAACAAGGACAACAGCATCAAGGGTGACTTTGATGTGAAAGCCCGTGGGTCTTCCAGCCTGGTGGCGCGTGAAGTGCGAGCCCAGCAGCTGGACATGTTCAGCCAGGCGGTGGCCAATCCGATGGACGCACCGTTCATCAAGCGCGACAAGCTGCTGCGCCAACGTGCGGAAGCCCATGAGCTGACCGACGTGGTGAAGACCGAGGACGAGGTCGCAGCAGAACAGAACAACCAGATGGCCCAGCAGCAACAGCAGATGGCGATGCAGCAGGCACAGCTGGCGATGAGTGAGTTGGGCCAAAAGGTGGCACTGCTGACGGCCCAGGTGGACAAGGCGACCGCTGAAGCCGAGCTGACCCGGGCCAAGACGGTTGACACCAAGGTGGCCAGTGCCTTCAGCGCCCTGCAAGCCGGTGGTGTGGCCACCAGTACGCCGCAGATTGCGCCCGCGGGCGACGAGATTCTGCGCAGCGCGGGCTGGGTGGATGCGACCCCGGACCCGAGCATGGCGGTGCTGGGCGGGCCACCGGTGCAGGCTGAACCAGTTCAGATGCCGCCGATGCAGGGGCCGCATGAGGGTATGCAGACTGGCATTGAAACGCCGAGGATTGAATGAAATTTGACCAAGAAGCCCAGGTGCAGGAACGCTTGACAGACGCCACGCTGCTGGTGCGCGAGTACGCAGGCACCGATGGCTCCAAGGCTGTGCTGGCGATGCTTGATGCCCTGGCACAGAGCTACCTGATTGACCTGGTGAACGTCAAGCCCGAGGGCCTGGTGGCGATCCAGGCGGCTTTGAAGCAGGTGTATGCGATCCGCCGCGTGGTGGACAACGACGGGGTGGACATCCCGAAGATTTAGAGAATCCAACCCCCGCTCGCAAGAGAGGGACAGTCGGCCTGGTGACAGGCTGTGATGACCGCAGAGATGCGGTTTTTTTACGCCTAAAGGAAAACACCATGGCAACCAGTGAACAAGCGCTCGATGAGAGCCAGGCCTTTGCAGATGCTTTTGCAGCTGACGAAGCACCCCAAACCGAGATGAGTGAGGACGAGGCCTTTGGCCTGCATGAAGCCGAGTCGCCTGCTGAAGAAGCAGCCGAGCCGGTGCAAGAGCCTGCTGCCGTTGAAAGCGCTGAGCCTGTGGCCGAAGAGGGTCCGATGGACACCGAGGCTGCCGAGTCTGGTACCGATGCTGTTCCTGACGCAGTGGTGGTGGTGACCCCCGAAGGTGACGAGGGTCCGACCGACCCCAAAGAGCTGCAGCGCCAGAAGTCCTGGGAAGGGCGCCTGAAAGCCAAGGAAGCCGAGCTGAAGGCGCGCGAGGATGCCCTGAAGGCACCTGTGGCTGAAGAGGCTGGAGAAGCTGTTCCCGATGAAGCTGCCATGACCGAGGTGGCTGCCGCGGTTGAAAGCGGTGAGCTGACACTGGACCAAGCCATGGCCACGCTGGGCAACGACTTCGGCCCCGAGTTCACCAAGATGATCAGTCTGTTGATCGAGTCCAAGGCGCGCGACATCGCGGGCAGCCTGGCCGACGAGAAGGTGGGTGCGGTGCGCGGTGAGTTTGACGGCCTGGTCAACGAGATTGTGGAAGACAAGAAGCGATCGCACATGGAGATGATCTCTGACGCCCACCCGGACTTCATTGAAACCGCTGGCAGCCCTGAGTTCAAGGCGTTCATTGAGAACCTGCCGGGCTCTGAGCAAGAGATGGCCAAGCAGGTGATCCAGTCGGGTACCGCGCGTCAGATCAACAAGCTGCTGAGCACCTTTAAGTCGGCCAAAACCGCTGAGCCGGAAGACACCCAAGCGATGGATGACGCCGAGGGCGTGCGCTCCAGCGGACTGAAGATCCCCGAGAAGCCTGTGATGGGTGACTCGTATGAGGATGCATGGGCCAGCTTTAGCTGATTTCGGGCGCACGCCCAAACCATTGCCGTTTGGTTACCGGCTCCGTCGCTCAGTGCGGGTTATCACTGAGCATTTTCGGAGCACGACACCTTCGTCGCGCTGATCACCCGCCTGGGACAAGTCACTGACTCCCCGAGAGGTTTGGGTATCTGCATACGGCAATTCACGGGATGACAGCTCCTTTTGATACGGCACCTACGGGTGCTTTTTTTGTTTCTATCTTAAGGAAAAATCATGGCAAATTCTGTCTATGGCGATATTTCGCCACGCACCGCAGCGTATGCGGCCAAAGAGCTGCTTAAACGCGGCATTCCCTACATGGTCCTGGAAAAGTTTGGCCAAGCCAAGCCCTTGCCTGCGGCCTCTTCGACAACCATCAAGTTCCGTCGCTACACAGCTTTGACGGCGGTGCCTACTGCGCTGGTTGAGGGTGTAACTCCAACCGCTCAAACCCTGGGGGTGACTGACGTACCCGTGACCTTGACGCAATACGGTGGTTTGGTCAAGATCAGCGATGTCATCATGGATACCCATGAAGACGACGTGCTCAACGAGTCGATTGCTCTTCTGGGCGAGCAGGCTGCGCAGCAGATCGAAAACATGCGCTTTGGCAAGCTGATTGCAGGCGGCAACTTTGGTTATACCAATGGCGCCACCCGCAGTGCGGTCAACACCCCGTTGACGATTGCCGCACAGCGCAAGGCAATTCGCGCATTGAAGGGTCAAAACGCCCGCCCGATCACCACGATCGTGCGTTCGACCCCGAGCTATGGCACCGAGGCCGTGGCACCTGCGTTCATCGGTCTGATCCACCCGGATCTGGAGGCTGATCTGCGCAACCATAGCCAGTTTGTCCCGGCTGAAAAGTACGGCTCGATCACCCCTTGGGAGAACGAGATTGGCAAGATGGAAGACGTGCGCTACTTGTCCAGCACCATTTTTGCTGCATACACAGCCGATGCAGACAAAGGTGCAACAACCAGCACCATGATTCCCAACGCCACCACAGCTGCCAATGCGGCGGTGTACCCGGTGCTGTATTTGGGTCGTGATGCCTATGGTATTACCGCACTCAAGGGCCAGTATGCCGTGACCCCGATGGTGGTGAACGCCAAGCCCAGCGATTCCGATCCTCTGGCCCAGCGCGGCTCTGTGGGTTGGAAAACCATGCAATCGGCAGTCATCTTGAACGATGCCTGGATGTATCGCTTGGAGACAGCCTGCACCAAGTAAGTCTTAAGTGACTAAACCGAAGCCCCCGAGCAGCAGTGCCGGGGGCTTTTCTATTTTTAAATTTCACAGGTAACCAAAATGGCCAACCCAAAATCCCAAGTTAGCAGCATTGATGATGCTGCGCAAGAACCCGTGGAAGCCAAAGTGCTTTCAACTACACGACACGACTCTGACTTTTCAGGCGTGATGGAGATGCTGACGATTTTTAGCTCTGCCGATGAGGGCGGATCTGAGGCGGTATTTCTGCAGTGCAACAACTCACCGTATCTGGTGCCGCGCGATGTGCCGTGCAAGGTGCCTACCGAGCTGGTGTCGGGTTTGCGCAATATGAAAGTGCGTAACTTCAGCTACGGGCCTAATGGAGAACCCACGGAGCGCTCAGTGATGCGCTACCAATTCTCCAGCGTTCCGGCCTAAGCCATGCAGCTTGCGAGCTTTCACCCGTACATCGCCCCCGAGGTGATTGGCTGCCCAGCGCCGCTGATGGACCAGGCGTTGCTGATGGTGGCCACTGAGTTCTGCCAGGAGACGCTGATTTGGTCCGAGTTGTCGGACCCGATGCCTCTGGTGGACAGCGTGGCCACCTACGACCTGACGGCGCCCACTGGTGCCCAGGCGCTGACGGTGACCGATGTGTGGTGCGGGACTCGCAAACTGCAGCCGGTGCTTCGCGCAGACGCTTATCTGTCTGGCGCATCCATCGAACCGGTGTCTTACAGCCTGACCGAGGATCTGTCACAGATCCAGGTCTACCCCATGCCCACCAGCCCGACTTTGGCGCTGGTGGTGCAGACGGCTTTTATCCCGGACCTGGCAGCCACCGAGTTGCCTGATCTGATGAAGCGCTTTGTCTTGACGTTGTCCAGTGGCGTCAAAGCCCGTCTGATGACGATGCCCAACGTACCCTGGAGCAACCCGCCACTTGGCGGCTACTACCGGCAGATTTTTGATAACGGCGTGCTGGACGCCAGGGCCAATGCAATGCATGACGGCGTTCCTGGTGTGTTGACGGTGGCGCCGCGCCGGTTTGGCTTTTAAGGATTAATCATGACCACCACCGCCCAATCCATCATCAAAGAAGTCCAGGTTCTGCTGCAGGACGTGGACGGTACCCGCTGGCCTGCTACTGAGTTGGTAGACCACCTGAACGACGGTCAGCGCGAGATTGCCGTGCTGCGCCCGGACATGTTTGCTGTTGTGGCGCCGCTGGTATTGGTGGCCGGGGCAACCCAAGCCCTGCCTGCTGCCTGCGTGACCTTCATGGGGATGCCGCGCAACACCAACGGCGCACCGATCACCAAGGTGGACCGTTGGACCCTGGAAGCAGTGTTGCCCGGCTGGGCTACCGGAGCGGCCTCAGCCACGATCCAGCACTTCATGTACGACGACCGGATGCCCAAGCAGGTTCTGGTGTACCCACCGGCCATTGCAGGCACCAGTGTGGACAACGAGTATTCGACCATTCCTGCGGGCACGCCATCTGCATCAGGCGCAGGCTGGGCCACGGTAACGGGCAACATTGACTGCGACGACACCACCAAGAACCCGCTGATCCACTGGTGCCTGTTCCGGGCCTTTGCCAAGGACGCCGAGTTTGGCGGCAACGCGGCCATGAGTTCGGCGCACTACCAACTTTTCAAAACCGGGCTGGGGAGCGACTCGGCCACTTCTGCTGCGGTGGCACCCAAATGAGTGCGCTACTGATCGCTGCCTTGGTCGTTGCCTACCTCTACGCATTCTGGGTGCTCTACATCGCCGTGATGGGGGCCTATCGGGCGCACCTGTCCGGGAGGCTGGTGGGCGTGCTGCGTTGGATGGCATGGCCGCTGGTGATTGTGGGTTTTGTGGTGGATGCCCTGTGCCAGTACACCCTGGCCACGCTGTTGTTTCTCGACCTTCCAGCCAAAGGCGAACACCTAGTCACAGATCGGCTACAGCGCTACATGGCCCGCCCAGGCACCTGGCGCGGAAAAACTGCGCGGTACATCTGCGACAACTTGCTTGATGTTTTTGATCCAACTGGAAACCATTGCTGAGGACTGACTGATGAATGACCAAATGCTTTTCAACGCCGCTTTCGCAATTTTCATGGTTTTGTTGGGATGGTTCATGAACAGCCTCAAGGACACCATGAAGTCACTACAACACTCCGACGAAGTGCTGGCCACAAAAGTCCAAGCCATCGAACTACTTGTTGCCGGGTCTTATGTGCGCAAGGACGAGATGGCCACGCACATGAACGCCCTGTTCGCCAAGCTCGACAAGATCGACTCAAAGCTGGACGCCAAGGCTGACAAGTCAACCTGCCAAGCGATCCACAAAGGTGACTTGGTATGAACGCCATCATCGCCCGCCTTAAATCCAAGACCTACTGGGCCGCCATCCTGGGTGCTGCCCTGACCGCCGTCGAGATCAACAGCGGCTTTCTCGCTGGGCTGCTGCCCGCAGAGCACCGCCAATGGGCCATCATGTTCTGGCCGGTAGCCATGATCGCTCTGCGTGAAGTGACCACTGCTGCATTGAGTGACAAATGAGACTGACCGACCACTTCACCTTGGCTGAACTCGTGCAGAGCCAAACAGCATCACGCATGGGTCTTGACAACACCCCGACCCCGGCTGCGCTCGAAGCACTGACGCGCACCGCCCAAGGGCTTGAGTACATCCGCAACATGATCCGCGCACCCATCATCGTCAGCAGCGGCTACCGCAGCCCGCTGGTCAATCGCGCCGTGGGCGGGTCAATGACAAGCCAGCACATGAAGGGCGAAGCGGCTGACATCACTTGCCCGGCGATGCCGGTGGACAGCTTGATGTCGCGCATCGTGCATAGCGACGTGAATTTTGATCAGTGCATCATGGAGTATTTTGACAAGGGTCGTGGGACGGGATGGGTCCATGTTTCCTTCTCTGACAAGCCGCGCAAACAGGCGCTGGTGATCGACCACGCAGGCAAGAGGGTTTACGCATGAGCCACGGATCAAAAATCACACCGGAGGCAGCGGCCCGCATGGTGCCCCACACCCTTGAGGCCCAGCTTGCACACGCAAAAGCGCGTATCGCGATGCTCGAGCAAGACGTGTCGATAGAGCGCACCGAGCGCCTGTTGATGCAGCGCCGCCTGAAGGCCGCAGAGCAGGGCGTGCCTGAACGCTATGTGCGCAACGCGGACTGGGAAGATGTGGACTTCGCTTTGAAGTCGGACAGGGGCGGGCAATGAGAAGCAACTGCCTGCACTACGCGCTGCAACGCTGGCACGAAGAACACGCTGGCAAGCTGTGCCTCGTGTCGTCTACTCACTGGTGCATTCCTCACGTCCAGTTCCAGGACCGCTTTGGTGTGCTGACCCAGTTCGTCCCACCCGGTGATCTGCCGACTGCCTGGCAGAGCCTGTTCGGGTTTGAGGGCTTCGTTGAGATGGGGGATTCGCACGCGGACATGCGAGAAAAGATGAACCCGATCTGCACGTTCCTGGGCACCTGCATCTTGCTGGTGTCGGGCGGCGTCTGGTACTTCCAACGCTTCATAGGCAGGGAGCACCTTGAATACCCCGAGCCCATCAAGGTGCCGCGCAACGAGCCGTTCCCGTACTGACCAATGAACCCTTTCCTGTTCAAGCTGCTCCCGTATGCCATCGCCTCTGCAGTGTGCTTCGCTGGCGGCTTTGGCGCGGCCTGGCACTGGCAGGACAACCGAATCACACAACTGGAGC